AAGATGTCTGACAAACCAGAAGTGGAGCCTGTGGAAGAAAATGAAAATGAATTTGCTAAAAGTAAATTATATGATTGGACAAAACGAGTTATATTTATAGTTGTTCTCGTTTTACTAGTAGTTGGTGTGCTGGGTTCAATGCATTGGGGCGGTCCTTTTGAAAATTTTGTAATGGCTGATTTTGTAAGCTTTATGGATTCTTATAAGGGTATATTTATTGCACTAATAAGTAGTATTGCTGGCGGTGGTATTGCAAAAAATATCTTAAAAGCTAGAAATAAGAAAAATGACGATGGTAAAAATTTAGCAACAGGTGGTGATATATAATGCCTACAGAAGAGGAAGTCTTTGGATGTGTTAATCCAGATGACTTAATGACTCCAGAAGATTACTTAGAACATGATATTAATTATCCTGAGAAAGCTAAGAAGAGTGGTGCAATAGTTAAAGATCAATTAATGTCAACGCCGGAAAAAGAAATTAAAAACAAAAATAACTTGAGCTCCCCACGAAAATTTGACAAAAAGCAACATACTTTAAATGTAAAAAAGAAAAAAAATAAAATACATAAGAGAGTAAGTTTGCCTAGTGAAATTTCTGGCAAGAGGAGTAACATAATATGACAGCGTGGACAATAGTTGCTATAGTAGGTGCATTATTTGTTGGTGCATTAGCTACATGGTTTTATTTAATAAAAATTAGAAAACCCCAAAGATCAGAAGATGCTGAGAATTCAGTAGAAGACAGCAAAGAGAACGACTCTAAGAGAGACGAATTGAAAGAAAAAATTAAAGAAAGAATTAAGAAAAATAAAGAACTAAGAGACAAATTGAAGGACATGCTGAAATGAAAATAATAATGTTGTTATTAATAATTACTTTAGTCCCATTTTTTGCTTTCTCACAAACTTCTGATTGTGAAGAAGCTCTAGAAGAATCAGACAAGTTACTTGAAGAAGCTAGTAAACGTATTAGTGAATTGGGAAAAGAAAATGAAGAGTTAAAAGCTAAAGTAGCTAAATTAAAAGAAATTATTTCAAGTGATTGTGACTCGTTATTAAAAGAAAACGAAAAATTAAAAAATGAAATTGAAAAATTAGAAAGTGAGCTAAAATCTAAGAATAATACTATAGAAGACTTAAAGACTACTGTAAAAGAAGCTGATGAAGCAATCGCTGCTAGTAATCAATTATTAGAAAAAGCTTACGATAGAATTAATGAAGACCAAAAAGAAATAATTGACTTGAGGACTAGTATAAAACAATTGATAAATTCTGGGGTTGAAATTCAGACTCATCATTATAATGTTGCTCTGACGGCTGGATATCCAGCAAATGCTGGTTTTCAATTTGCATATAATTTTCACTTTTTTCCGAAATTGGGCGTCATAGCTGGTTTTGATTTCAATTTCGAAAAAATGGAGCCATCTATATATGGTGGAATTAAAATAAATATTGAATAGAGGTTTCAATTATGGCTAAAAATTTAGATAAAGCTTTGACTGACATATTAGACGAACCTATTGATGAAAGTATAGCAGTAGGCTACTCAATGCAAGACACCGACATCCGGGATGAGGCTGAAGCAAGAGATAAACATGATAGGTTAGCGCCTGCATACACTCATATGCCTACTTCAGATGAACAACAAGAACCTATGGACAAAATAGTAGTAGCAGTGCAAAATCACTTAATAAATGGTGATTATGATAAAGCTACTGATTTGATTCATCAGTGTAGAACGGGAAGGAGAAAAGGAGAATTCTTTTCTCAACATCATATGAATCAGTTAATAAACTGGGTAAGAAATATTGAGAAATTTACTAACATGAAAGATTTAAGTAAAATATACTATAATTATGACGATAAAGGTCGTATGGATGATATAGAAACACTTAAAAGTAAAAGAGTAAAAGAAGAAACATTAGAAAAATTTATGAAAGACGTCGAAAAAGTGTTACGTAAAAAATTAAAAATGAGATAATATAAAAATTTATATGGAGGAAATATGCCAGACACAGATCCTTTTAATGTAATCTTTTCAGCGCCATTATACGCTTCGATAAAGTATAATCAAGCTGTTAAAATAGATGAAAGTAAATTACCTGACATAGACAAAAAAGAATTTGAAAAGTTTAAAGTTCTTTTTAAACAGTTCTTAGAAAAGCTGAACAATCAAGACCAATCAGCTTTTACTATATTGTCAACTCTGATGTCGATGTGGGGATATACAAGAAAATACTGTGGCATGTGTGGTCGTCCAATTGTTGGAGATGCAAAATACGTACAAAAACGGTTAACATGCCTAAGCTGCCATGATTCTTATGAAATTGCTAATGAACTATATAAAAGGGAATCGGGTGAAGCTAAAGAACGTAGTAATGATGATAACGAATCTTATTCAAAAGAAAAAGATGAGGAATACTCTCCCGATGAGAGCGCATAATACCGCATACTTCTAATAAAATGGAGGTGATACACTAAGTGACACTAAATGAACTGATAAATAAATCGCTTTATGAAGAAGATAACGAACCAAATACTGACGATCAAGAACTTGCAAGTAAAGATTTAAGTGATGTAGATAGAGAAGATTTAGAAGATACTGAAGTTGAAGAAGAAGACGTAGCTGTTTCGGTTAAGCTTAATAAAAATGTTGACAAAAGTGGTCAAATAGAATTGGTAGATTATACTACTTTGAGTACACTTAATTCAATTGAATCTATATTAGATTTGTTTGACATAAAAACAGAAGATATACACAAATTATTTGAAAAACAATTAGTCTTAACTATACAATCTCCTATAAGAGATTTTAAAGATGAGAAGTATATTATTAGACTCATGGATGGGATGGGTCAAATAACAATAGAAAGAGAAGATTTGCATAAAACTATTGAAAAGAAAGGTACTGGTCAGAGTACTACGATGGATCAAGCAGTACAACAACAAGTGAGTGGAGAAGAAGGTACTCAAGAGCCTCAAGAACAAATAGATATATCTTATCTAGACACATTAAACTATGAATACAAGAGGTTCATCAAAGATGAGTTCTTCGAAAGAATCCTCAACCAAAAGACCCAGTAATTATTACTTCATAGAAGAAGAAGTAGCTCCACTCATCCTTGAATGGCAAAAATATTTTGAAAAACAACAAGAAATAGATAATTTCTTAGAAAAAGCTAATGACGAAAATTCAGAAATAGAAATACCCGACGTTCAAAAAGACGAATTAATCAAAGAAAGAAATAAATTAATTGAAGACTCAAAATTAATCTCAAACGATATAATGCGTGAAGCTTTAAAAGTAATCAAAGGAGTGATATTTAAAGCACAGTTTCATAAAAGAGAAAGGTATGATACTTGTTTAGAAATAGCTACTGAAGCATGCATGAAAGCATTAAAACGTTTCAATCCAAATGAAGGCACAGCTTTCAACTATTTAAGTATTACTGCTAAAAATTCTATCCGCTTTCACTTAATCAAAAAAGCAAAAAAGAAGAAAAATTTCCAGAAACTTTCTATAGACCAAGAATATTTAGACGACGAAAACTTGCAACTTAAAAATTTGCTTAAGCACGAAGAACAAACACTTAGAAATCTAGAGATAGAAAATCTGACTACTACAATATTTAATATGTTAGATGAATCAAATGAAAAGAAAAGCTTGACTAATGTCGCTAAAGAATTACGTGAATATCTTTTTTATAGTGAAGGCAAATATGATAAGAAAGATTTCTTCAAATGGGCTAAGTCAGATGGCATAAGTTCAAACTTATTAAGGAAATTTGTAAAGTTTTTGAAAGAGAACCGAGATCAACTTTACGAGGAAGTTGGAGTATATTAGTCAAGATAATTAAAAGGAGAAAGTAAATGAATTTAACAGAAGCATTCGAACTAACAGAAGCAAGAGGCTCTGGGTCTTTTGATTATAAATATTGGTTTTGGGCTCAAAAAGATAATTCTACTTATGGAATAGGTTATGCTAGACAAGATATACAATTAGATATCAAGAAAAAAGGGAAAGAACTAGCTGATGCTGCTGAAAATTTGAAAGATGTCATACAGTCTATAGACGATGAGGATGTCGAATTTGAAGTAGCTGAAAAGAAAATAAAAGCAAATACAAAGCGGCTAAAAGGTATAATAGATCTGTTCCATTCGCCAATTATAATATATTGGTTGAACAATGACCCGCCTACTACTGTAGAAATTCCAGAAAAGAAAGAAAGCGATGTGACTGATAGTAGAGGTCGTCATATCAATGTTGTAGATATATTTAGTGACCCTAAAACTTCAGATCTAGTATACGAATTAGACTGGGATAAAGTAAAAATTTCAGAAGATACTACTTTAAATACTATAGCAGCTAAATTCTTTAAAGATTTAATGTCAAGAGATGAGAGCTCTAAGAAAATAAGAGCTATAGCTAGAGGCGAAGTATTAGATACAGTAATGAAAGATATATCTTTCAAGACAGAAAATGTAGAAGTCAAATCTTTTGATGAAGGTGATTATGATATAATTCCGGACGAACTAATAGGCTCTAAAAAAGTAGTTAGTAAATTGAAAGAGATAATTAAAGATAATTTTGCCGAAATTCTTAAAAAAGCAAGAAGCAAATTTTAAGGAGTATAATATGCCAGAATTTGGTTATACTGCTGAGGTACGTAGCAGTCAAAGTAATAAGAGAAAATATAAGAAAAAAGAAAAATTTGAAGATCCACACGATATAGAAATGAAGAATAGAGTATTAGACAAAGTGAAATTACCTAATGGAGCTTGGGATCAACTAAGAAAAGACTTATTAAATGGCGATGGTAAAAAGACAATTTGTCAAAAATATGGGATAAAAAGTGGATACTTTAAATACTTAAAACAAGTAATTTTGGAGTAAGTACAAATGAATGAAAGATTAACTGTTAAGAAGATAGCAGATGCTAATTACAAACCAGTAAAATATAAAGTAGTAGAAATGGCTGTTGGTACAGATGCTGCTGGTACAAATTGCGTACTTGAGACAATTGAGGTTGGTTGGGCTACTGAAAATTCTTATAATGCTTATAAAGAAGATAGAACGATAACGGCTGCTGATAAAGTTGGTACTCTAGGCGAACTAACAGTTGACTCTCTATCTAATTTAGAAGTATATGGTGAAAAAGTAACATAATGGATAAAGACTTAATAGTTACACAGAAAGAATTAGATCAGCTAGATTCAATTGCTAGAGATGTTACGCGCTATTCTGAAGATGATAGAAGAAAAGCTGATTCACTTTATCAATATTATCAAGAACTTATAGACAAAGGAGATGCTAAAGGTGAGACTAGAGAATCTCTAGCAAAGTCACTTGAATTACGTGAATCTTCAGTACATAACTTGATAGAAATTCTTAAACTTAAAACGAAATTAATAGAAAAAAAGATACAATTAGAAATGAAAAATACATCTAATGATAACAGTAACAACAAAGGAAGTGATACTAGTGAATTAATTGCTAGTATTGAAAAATCGGAGGAATAAGATGACTCTTGAAAATACTCTTAAATTATTTGAGCAACAAGTCGAAGTTGTACCTGCAGCTGACGACCCAATGGGAGCTAAAGTATATATAGACAACAAGGAAGTTCCATGGGAAGAAATAAATAACAATTATCCTGGAATAAAAGAAGCAGTCAAAGAAGTATATAAATTCATAAACAAAAACTATGGCGAACATTTCAGAGAAAATCAGCCACAGGTAAAAGATATTACTTTCAAAGCTAGTGGTGAAGTAACATTGCAGCCCGAAAAGCCAATTGAAATAGAAGGCACTGAATATAAGAGGTTGAAGTATACTTTAAAGAATACAAAGGCTATTAATGCTATAAAAAAAGTAGCTAATAGCGGTCAACAAAAAGGGGGAGCTAGTACGCAATTAAAAGGCAAGCTAGCTGGTTAATTATGGATGAGCGCGAATATAACGATGCTAAATGGCAGCAATATAGGAATGTAGAAGTAGATGAAGATTTGATGAATGAATCTTTAGGGATATTTGAATCTATAGAAAGACGAGCTCAACATGGTACTGACGTAGTAAATTGGGAAGAAAGATCTGAAATGGAAGAAGTATATAGGAGACATGGACATTTACTACAAACAGATGACGAATACTATACAGATCAACCACAAGGACAAAATGAAGGAGGTGAAGAGCCTGTAAGCAGCAGTCCTGAAGAAAGAGAGTTGATGAATGATCTAGCTGGTATTATGGGTCAACTGGAGGGTGTTGATGATAATAAAAAGTAATGAGATAATGCGCGATGTGGACAAAGAACTAGAAGTCCTTGAAGATATTCTTAGTGAGCGCTATGGAGTTTCACAAGCTGAAATGGACGATTTACAAAGAGCTGATAGACAACAAAACCGTTATAACCAGAGAGTACTACAATTACAACAGAGAATAGAAAGGGAAGAAGAAATTGCCGCGAGAGAAGAAAGAGCTGGAAATGATCAAGGTGCTGCAAGACGTCGCGAGAGAATTGCTAGAATAAAAGAACAATTAGCTAATGCAAAAGCTAGAAGAGATAGAGCACAGAATAAAAAAGAACGAATAGATAATCCTAATAGTTAAATGACTAATGAAGAAAAAAGTCGATACATACAAAAGAAATTACAAGAAAAAATCGATAAATATAACCTACCTGATAAATGCGAGAAAATACCAACTTCTAATAACTTCGTAGAAGTAAAGTTTAATGATGACACAAAAGACTTAGTAGACCCAGTAAGTGAATTCTACTTATGTAAGAAATATTTAGAATACTTTATTGACAATTACGCTTATTTCTTAGATGCTAAGAACAAGAGCATATCGCCTCTAAAATTATTTGATTTTCAAAGAAAATTAGTGTTACCAGCTCTAAAGAATGACCGATTTGTGATATTTAGGAAATCCAGACAAGTTGGGGCCTCTGTATTAACTGGCTTATATGCGCTATGGATGGCTAACTTTAATATTGCTCAAGACATTTTAATCGTATCTAAAACAAGATTAGATGCACAAGACTTTAAAGCAAAAGCAATGGTAACTTATGAAAGATTACCATTTTTCTTAAAAACAAAGCCTACAAAAGATGGTCAAAATATGACTACTCTTAAATTAACTAATAATTCGAGAATCATAACGAGGGCTCAATCCCCTGACGCTGGACGTGGTGGATCATGGTCTTTAGCAATATTAGATGAAGCAGCTTTTATGCCTCATGCAGATGATATATGGACTTCTATATATCCCGCATTCAGTAATACTAATGGTAAATGTTTTATAGTATCTACTTCTAATGGAGTAGGTAATTTATATCATAAAATGTGGATTGGTGCTGAAAATGGAGAAAATGACTTCACCCCTGTATATATACCATGGTGGTTGTTCCCTGGTCGAGATAACCCATGGCTTGAAAAAATTGAAAATAAAGATCAAACTTGGATTGAACAACAATTAGGCCAACAAGAAGTAAATAAAATAAAACGAGACATAACAAAGACTACTTTAAAAACTGGTAAAGCAGATCTTTATTGGAAACGACTAGTTAAAAGATTTACTGACTTAAAGACAGAAGAAGCTTTAAATTATAAAGGCCCTAAAGAGAATAAACCATGGCTCAAAAGACAATTAGATAATTCTAAAACATACAGAGAATTTGCTCAAGAAGTATTAGCTGAATTTTTAGGCTCTGGTAATACAGTACTTTCAGCAGCTTGTCTAAAACAATTAGAAGAACAACAAAAAGATCCCCTCAGAATAGATTCATTAGTGGAAGACGGTGAAAAGATAAAAGGATTACAAATTTTTGAAGACCCGCAGCAACAGATCACTTATACAATGACAGTTGACGTGGCTTCTGGAGCAGGAGAAGATTATAGTACTTTCCAAATTTTTAGAGATGATACTTTAGAACAAGTTGCTGAATATAAACAACAGCTAGATACGAAAGCTTTTGGTAAGTTAATAAAGCAAGTTGCTAGACGTTATAATACTGCGTATGTAATAATAGAAACAAACCAAGGGCAATCAGTCTTTAATGAAGTATTTGAACACGATACTGATCAATACCATAATGTATATTATGAATTTAAGAATAAAACTTACAGGGGATTACATACAAGTCCCGGTAATAAACGTTTGATGTTAGATGAGTTTATACATTGTTTAGAAAACAATCATATAATTGTATATGGCAAGAGAACTGTTGAAGAATTAAAAGTCTATATTTGGTCTAAAGGTAAGCCGCAAGCTTCTATTGGTTATAACGATGATTTAGTTTTGCCATTGATGTTTCTGGCTTATTTACTAAAATATGGCAATCAAAGAATGCAAGTGTTAGGGTTTGCTCATAAAGATCAAACAGTCAGAATTGAAGACGAGCATAATGAAGCAGATGATTTTCTAGAATATAGGCGAAAACAAGAAATAAAGAATAAAGTCGAAGAAGAATACGGAGTTGATTGGGAGACCTATCAAATGTTAGTACAATGATTATAAGAGACGATAAGCCACGTTATAAGAAAATAAGAATAGATACTCTTTATGATGATGCACCTTTCTTTGTTAATTGCTATAAAGAAGGAAATAAATGGGAATGTGAAGTTTCATTTGGTGTCTATGTTATTCATGACTTTGTCATTAACAGTGGCAAAATAGACTACTCCTTTGTAGCGAAAGAAATAATTAAGTTAATTTTCAGTTTGTTACATAGAAGTAAAAATTTGATGGATTATTATGCCGAATAAAGATTATGAAATAACAAGAAGCGAGAGGGGATATAGACGAATTGATTATGGACCCTTTATTATACGTTGTTTTTTGCAAAAACGGTTTAAATATTGGGACTGTAAAGTACTCTTTAAAAGCGAATCTGCTACAGGTGAAGAGTTTACTTTTGCCATCAGCCCTATGACATCGTGGAAAGAGATCTGGTTTGAAAAGGCATTGATTAATTTTATAAACGAAAAATACGATATACTTATTAAAGCAATATTTGGGCAAGAACCCCAAAGATAAATAAAGATATCTTATTATAGGAAAGATAATTAAAAAACAGGAGAAAGCGATATGAATCTACATGAATTTTTTAAAGAATTAGATTATTCACTCAATGAAGAGACAGTTAAATATATAAATAATCTTAATGAAGTCAATTTAAAGCTCCTTATCAAGAGAGTTTACGAAAGTAACGATTTAGTACAACGAGAATTAAACAGACAAGTAAAATTGACTAAGTACAAAAATCTGCAAGAAGTTGTTTCTTCATTAGACAGAAATGAGACAGTGCGATTCATTCATTGGATGAGCGAGAATGTATTCGGTGCAAATCAATTAATAGAAGAAGAGCTAGAAAGAATACTGGTTAAATAATATATTTTAAAGGTGATAATATGGCAAATAGTAAGAAGAAAGGAAATAGGGGAGAAAACCAACTTGTTCATATTTTATGCGAGCATTTTGGTGAAGGCGAATTTAAAAGGACACCGTCTTCTGGTGCTTATACTGGAGGTTTAAACAGAGAAACCGCTGTTAATTTGCCATGGGAGGCGAAAATTACACTCGCCTCAGATATAATCTGCCCCGCGAATTTTAATTTCATAATAGAACATAAGTTCTATGAATCAATGAATTTTTGGGATTTATTATCTGATAAATCTAATTGGAACGAATGGATAGAACAAGCTGAAGGAGATGCAAAATTTGTCAACAAAATTCCTCTGCTAGTAATAAAATATAACAGACATCAACGAATAGCATTAGTGCCATATACTTATATCATATCTTATGCTTCGCGGTATACAGACGCTATTCCTTTAGCTAAGAGATTTATATGGAAAGGTTATTCAGTAGTATGGCTAGAAGATTTACTTAAATTACCAAGAGAATTTTGGTTTACAGAGGAAGAGGGTGAAAATGGATAAACGAGATAAAGATGTAGAAAAGAAAGCAGAAACTATACAAAAATATTTTAACAAAATAAAAATCACTTCTGTAAATGATTTAATTAAAGGCGAGACTAGCAAAGACGACACTGTAGTCACAGCTTTTGGGAATTATAAAACTTCACTCGAAGGCTTCACTTCTATAGACCAAGCTCGTATCCAAAGATACAGAGAATACGAACAGATGTGTTATATACCTGAATTGAATGCTGGCTTAGAGCTTTATGCAGATGACAGCTCATTATATAACGAGTACGATCATGTTGTTACTACTGAAGCTGAGAATCAAGATGTAACTGAAACTTTAGAAGATATGTGGTTTCATTCTCTAGATATGAATGCTAACTTGTGGCACATTGTTTATAACACTTGCAAATATGGAGAAGCTTTTTACGAAGTCATACCAGACAGTTATAAAAATCCGAGAAAAATTAAATATATTCGCTGGTTACCACCTCAATATGTGGCTAGACAAGAACAAGACGGTAATTTAATTTCTTTCTTGGTTAGAATAGCACCAGAAGATACTGGAGTTAGTTACACTACAAGCGGTCAAGGCGAAGAATATGTATTAAACCCATGGCAAATAATTCATTTCAAATTAGATGATAAAGAATTCGAACCATATGGTAAAAGTGTCTTGGAATCGGGAAGATTAGCTTTTAAACAAATGAAACTAATCGAAGACGCAATGTTGATCTATAGAATAGCTAGAGCACCAGAACGTAGAATATTCAGAATCCCAGTCGGTAACCTTCCCTACAGAGATGCTATGAACCGAGTCGAGGACTTCAAGCAGAAGTATAGGAAAACGCCATGGGTCGATCCGACGTCTGGGGAGATTAATTACAAAGCAAACCCACTCTGTCTAGCATTTGATACTCCTATCGACTTATTAGATGGAAGAACAGAAACACTTTCTACTCTAATAAAAGAATATAACGAAGGAAAAGAAAATTGGACTTATTCTATCGATAGAGAAAATGGCAATAAAATAGTTCCTGGTAAAATCGAATGGGCTGGACCGACTAGAAAGAATGCTCAACTAGTAGAAGTATATATTGATAATGGAAAATCTATTAGATGTACACCAGATCATAAATTTTTATTACGCAATGGTGAATATAAAGAAGCTCAGTATCTAGAGAAAGGTGATTCCTTAATGCCTCATTATACTAAAGAATCTAATAAAAAATTGGGTAACAAAAGTGATGGATATCATTTAGTGTATAACCCGAAAGAAAATAGATATAGATACGTCCATAGAGTTGTAGCTGAATCAATCTTTGTAGATATACCAAAAGAAAATGTAGTGCATCATATAGATTATAACAAAAAGAATAATAGACCAGATAATTTGTTAGAATGCACAAGAGATGAACACTGTAAAATCCACAATAATTCCACTAAAGATTATTCTAAGCTATTAGGGTCAAATAATGGAAGGTGGAAGAATATAACCTTTAATGAAATAGCAGAATGGTCTAGGAGTAATGCAAGGTCTTTTGACGATATTTGTGATCATTTTGGTTGCTCTATTAGGGTAATAAATTCTAGAATAAAATTGCATGGCCTTACTAAAAAAGAGTTTTGCAAAAAATATATGCTACCAAATAAAAATAGATTTAATTATTTGAAAAAAGATTATATAACACCTAGAAAAGTAAAAGAGATAATAAAGAAGAATAAAATAAAAAATTCAGTAGACCTTCAAAAAATATTAAATGTATCATGGCCGACTCTTAAAAAACATTTAGGTTGTGATTCTATTTCAAGATTCATAAAAGAAACACTAATGCCACGAGAGGATTTACTAAAACTTAGAGCAGACAAATCAATACAAGAAATAGCAGATTGCTTTGAAGCTAGTTATACAATGGTGAGAAATAGACTGTTAGAAGAGAACATCTTGAACCACAAGGTTGATAAAGTGGTTTGGCTCGACCAAAAAGAAGACACCGGTTGTATCACAGTAGCAAAATACCATAATTTTACTTCATCGGGAATCGTTATTAAAAACAGTATAAACGATGATTTCTTTGTACCAACGAGACCGGATGGCACTGGAGTATCTATTGATAATTTGCCAGGAGGGCAACAATTAGGTGAGATAGATGATGTTAGGTACTTTAAAGAGAAGATCCTTAGGACGATGAGAATACCGATGTCGTATTTAACTGGAGAGATGACAGGAGACGTTGCTAAGACTTCATTATCAGCAATGGATGTAAGATTTGCTAAAACTATAGAAAGAATACAGAAAATGGTTATAAAAGGTCTAGAGAAATTAGCAATAGTGGAATTAGCATTTAAGAGATTCTCTTTAGAAGATATGTATAATTTTCAAATAAAATTAACTCCGCCATCTAAGATTTATGAGATGCAAGAGTTAGAAGCCATGACGCAAAAATTAAACGTAATACAGACAGCATTGCAATTAGTTGATGATAATGGCAAGCCTTATTTCCCTAGGGAATGGTTATATAAGCATATAAACAATTTTAATGATCAAGAAATATCTAATTTAAAGATAATGCAACAAGCAGAAATGATAGAAAAGCAAGAAGATGCTAAACGTTTAGAGATGATGCAACAACAAGCTCAGCCAACTGAAGCTGGTGTAGCTGGTGGTGGAGAAACTCCTGCTGCTCCAGAAGTAGGTGGCGGTGGTGAAGAAGCTGCTGCAGGTGGTGAAGAAACTCCTGAAGTTGGTGGAGGTGAAGAAGCTGCTGCTGGAGGAGGAGAAACTCCTGAAGTTGGTGGAGGCGAAGAAGCTGCTGCTGCAGGTGGAGAGGGGGGAGCTCCGATGGAAGTAGCTAGTAAGATATTAAATGTTGCTGGTAAAGAGTTTTTAGTAGAAAATGAAGACGACATACGATCGTTGATAAAATTTGTGAAAGAATACAGAGAAAATGCGCAGATAACTAAAGATAATTTTAAAAGTAAAAAGCGTAAGCTATATGAAAATAGTTTCCATATGCTTTTTAAAGAAGGCGAATTAAAAGGTCTCATCCGGAGACGCAAAAAAAATAAAGTCTTGAAAGATTAAAATGGGAGGAATTCCATGGAATTAAAATATAGTCAAGTAGCACAATTGACTAATCTCAGTAATGAGAAAATGGTTAACATAATAAAAGAGAAATTAGCAGAATCAGAGAATGCAGCTGCATCCTTAGTTTTTGATGATAAAATCTTTGTTTTAGATGAAGCTAATGAGCAATTTTATGTTGCTGATTACAATGTATCAGACAGAGCATTAAATCTATCTAATTGGGAAAAAGTTGATATTCAAGCAGACAATGATAAAAAGTTTGAAGAACTAGCTGAAGAATATTTTGACATTAACAACGATGCTGAAATAAGAGTGAAAGATATAGTAGAATCTTTTAAATTAAAGTTCTCAAACGAACCTTATAAAAGGTTATTAAATAAGACTTCTTTAGAGAAGAAATCTATTGTAGAATCAAGTCCTAAAATTAAAGCTCTTAAAGAACTAAGAGAAGCAAGAAAGTCAGTACAAGATGATATTTCAGAAGTAGTAGAAGATCAAAAGATATCTACTTTGAATTCTTTAATTAAAGAAAACTCACCTATTCAAAATACTGTTTCAAGTATTGATTTTCAAAGTCCACTATCAGTTGCTCTTTTCGAAGAAGATTCCGATAGAGTTATTAGTCTTTCTGAAAAGAAAAAGAAGACTGTTAACAGTAAGAATGTTAAACAAAAAGTTAAAAACTTATGGACATCAGAATCATTTAAAGAAGATTTCAAAGAAATGGTAGAATCTTTAAACGAAGGAGAAGCTGAAGATACTATAGAAAATTTCATAGACAATCACAGAGAAGTCTTGATTTTAAAAGAAGACGAATTAGAAGACTTAGTACTTAAAACTACTTTAATGATTGGTGAATCGAAAGTTTCTGATAAACTAACAACATTATTCAGTGAGTATTACAATCTTCCTAAAATCCAAGAAGCTAGAAAAGATTATTTATCTAGAAATATGATAGTAGAAGCTGAAGGTGAAGGAGATGCTGGTGGAGGAGAATTCGATTTTGAAGTCGAAGAAGAGCCAGAAGAAAAGCCTAAAGAAAAAGAAGCTGATAAGAAAGAAGCTGATAAGAAAGAAAAAGAAACTACTATAGATGAAGATTCAATCAACAAAATAATTAAAGTACTTAATAAAATGAAAGAAAATCTCAAAGAGAAGACTCTCGAGATGAAATACGTAGATTCATTTATTCAAGCTTTAGAAGATGCTAAAGTAGGTTCTATGAAAGAAGGCAAACTTAAAGAGATTTTAGATTTCTTAAGCTCTGTATATGAAACCGCTAAAGAGAAGAAAGCAGCTGAGAAGGAGGAATAATTTATGGCTAAAGAGTATAAAGAGCTAATGGAAGAAATGCTCGATCTTGCTGGAATTCCTCTTGATGAAGCAGAAGAAGATGAAGAGGAAGAACCTACAGAAGGCGAACCTGAAGAGGGTGAACCTGAAGAAGGAGAGGACGAAGAAGAGCCTGAAGAAGATAAAGAATTAGCTGATACATGGGAAGTGAAAATATCAGTTGGTAGTACCATGAAAATTAAATGGTATGACACTTATCTGTATGTATGGTATAAAGAAAAGAAGAGTCCTAGAATCAAAATACCTCAAAAGCTTATAAAGTATAGAGAAGAAATAAGTAACTTATTAAATAAGATTATGTCTTATGTGGAGAGGGTAAGTTAAAATGAGTTTATTACTCGAATATCAAGATTTCTCTTACAAAATGCTATCTGAAGGATCTGAAGATGGTAAAAAGAAAACGATGTTAAAAGGACTTTTGCAACAAGCAGGAGTTCAAAATGGAAATGGTAGGATGTACCCTAAGCCAATATTAGAGAGAGAAATCAATAAGAATAAAGAAAAAGTAAGTAATCGTCAAATGTTGGGTGAATTAGATCATCCGCCTGAAGGTAAGATTCATCTAGATAAAGTGTCTCATTGTATTACTGAAATTGATATAGATGAGTCGGGAAAAGTAAACGGTATAGTAGAAGTTTTTGATGGACCCGATGAAGAAGGTGGGACTCCACAAGGTAGAATTCTAGGTTCATTGGTTAGAAGAGGAGTTAAACTGGGGATATCCTCAAGAGGATTTGGCTCAGTTAAAAAATATAATGGTGTAAACGAAGTACAAGATGACTTCAAATTGATAACGTTTGATATAGTCGCTGATCCTTCAACACCTAATGCTTATCCAGAAGCTGTTTATGAAGAACAAGAAGCTGATGGATGGTATCAAGATAGAGAAGAAAAACACAACCTTGCTGAAGCATTGAATGAAAATTTGGAAGACTAAGTAGGAGGATTACAAATGCCTAATATATTAGCTGATATAGAGCTTAGTGAAAAGCAGATTAAAGCTTTTAACGAAGAGCTAGATGTCTGGAAAGAGAAAACTCGTAAAAAGATTGAAGAAGAAGTGAGATCTGAGATCAAGACTGAATACGACGTCAAATTACGAGAAATTAAAGAAGAAAAAGAGAAATTTAAAGAAGAACAAGGAAATCTTGTAGAACAGATAAAAGATAAGATGCAAAAAGTATTAGTAAAAAGATTTACTAATGCAATGAAAGAAACGTATGACCAATTAAAAGTAGAAGCCAGAAAAGATGTATTAAATGACCCAAGAATTTTAGCATTAGAAGAAGTTAAAAACGTTGTTTATCCACTTATGGACGAAACAGTAACTAAAGGTTATGTAGACGAATTAGCTAACGCTCTTAAAATGGTAGAATCTAAAGATGATGAAAACGATAAATTAAGAGCTAAATTGAAATTAAAAGAAATAGTATCCACACTTTCTCCACAAGTTGCAGAAGCCGTAGAAACTTTCATTGGCGAAGCAAATTCTGAAGAAGAAGTCGTTGAAAAATATGCTAAGTTGAAGAACTTAGTTTCTGAAGGTAAGAAAAAAGCCAAAGACGATGATGAAGAAGACGATTACGACGAGGAAGAGGAAGAGGAAGAAGAGGGTGAAGAACCCGAAGAAGATGAAGACGACGAAGATATGGAAGAAAGTGTAAATGAAGAAGGTGATGGTGATGCTGCCGATTATGCTAAGTACGGTGGCAAATCATATAAAGAAAAGAAAAAGACTTTAAAGAAGAAGAGATCTAAGGATGACGATGAAGAAGACGAAGAAGATGAAGTTGACGAAGATCTTGAGATTCAACCTAAAGTTCATTTCGATAGGAATGAAAAAAAGAACGACGAATATGTCAATCAACTTAATGAAATGTTAGACTTAGCTGGCATTCCAAAGGATTAAGGCAAAATAGGAGGGAAAGCACATGCTTTTCGATTATAATCGATTAAAGAAAGAACAAAAAGGTAAAATATTAGGTAAATGGAAACCCTTCCTTAAAGGAATTGGCGATGATTACTTGAAAGAAAGTACAGCCATGTTACTTGAAAATGAAGCTCAATATCTATTAGAAGATCCTTCTACTCAAGCACAAGATGTAGTTGGTATCCAAAAGATTCTTCTACCGATAGTTAGAAGGGTATTCCCTAACCTAGTAGCAAATAATATAGTTTCAGTACAACCACTTGCTGGTCCGACTGGAGTTATATTTTATCTAAAATATCAATTTGCTTCAAGCAAATCTGAGACTGCAGCTGGCAGTGAATACAGCATGTATTCTGAAGATCCAAACGATCCGTTAGTTAATCAAGGATATAATCCTTATTATTCTAGTGATGAAGTAAGAGAAACTACTATCACTGTTAATGATGGTGCTGGTACTAGTGAATCTAACTTTGTATTCGGAACCGATACTGACTGGGACGATGGCCTTAAGGGCTCTGACTGGACAGATTCAACTAACAGTCTTCTCAAAAGAGTTAGACTAAGATTTACTGTCGATGATGGTGGTGGAAATACTTCTACTTACATTATTCGATATGATGGCCGAGAAGGTAAAACTGCTTGGCAATTTAAAGAAACTGATAGAAGTGGAGATGGAGTTACTTTAGCAGCTGCTTTCGGCGTAACAGCTGGAACTGATTATCTAAGTGATGGTACTCTTCCAAAGATGACAGTTTCTTATACCGATACTTCTGATGAAATTACAGTAAGACCTTTCGGAACTACTGTATCAACAATTTCTGGTACTGTAACCGGAGATGAAGCATTCTATACCTACAAACAAGAAGGTACAGAAAATATCCCTGATATGTCAATTAGTATTTCACAGTATCCAATTACTGTTAAATCCAGAAAGCTTAAAGCTACCTGGACGAACGAAGCTGAACAAGACTTGAAGGCTTACCACGGCTTAAACGCTGATGCTGAGCTAACAGCTCTTGTTTCAAATGAAATGATTGCTGAAATTGACAGGGAAATCGTCCGAACTTGTATGGACGTTGTACCTATTTCATCTTTCAGATATTTTGACTGGAGCGATGACACTAACAACAACACATCTGGTAACTATTTAGATAGACACAGACATCTCGTTCAAGTCTTAGCTGAACTCAGTAATGAAATTTATAGAAAATCAAAGATTGGTCCGGGAAACTGGATTATAACTTCACCAAAGGTAAGTTCTTACCTTGAAACCTTAGAAGGCTTTGTAGCAGCTCCGGCAGCTACTCAGGGTGGACTTGGTATTGTTAAAGCTGGTGATTTTAGAGGTAATTATTCTGTATATAAAGATCCTCTATTCCCTGCAAACAAAATACTAATGGGACATAAATCTCCTGCATCTCCTTTCGGAGCTGGAGTAGTATATGCGCCTTACGTAACGCAAGTAACCCCCACGTTGTATGGTCCCAACGACTTTACACCAAGAAAGGGTTTCCTCGCAAGATACGGACTCGTCCAAGTACCACTTGGAGACCTACTCTACGGCATGGTAAGCATAGATGAACTTCCAGGTGCTTAAGTTTTTATAACATAAGCAATTAACAAGAGGAGCTTTTACGAGCTCCTCTTTTTTGTGTGTTTTCAAGCATATATTATTAAGACAATCAATAGAATATCGGTAAGTTAATATTAACGGAGTTTATAGTTGTTAGTAAAATTAGAAGATATAGAAGTCTATAAAAATGAAAGACAAGAGATATTTGGAGTAGTCGAGTTTAAGAGGTTAGTTAAAAGAGATAAAGTCACTTTTATTTGTAAACGTTGTAATAAAAAAAGTATTTATAATTACCCTTCGATAAGAGAAAAGTATTTTCAACCTATATGTAAATTTTGCTGGAATATACGAGAGCCGCAAGAAGTAGATAGAGTTATTCTAGCGAAGAAAGAGTCTTTATCACTTTCTAAGATAGGGGAATTAGTGGGTCTTTCTAAAACTAGTGTAATGAACATACTAGATAAATACGAAAAAAATGAATGCTATAAATTTAAAATGAATGATGAAGAAATAAAAGAATATGTTGCTAGTTTACCACTATATAAGAAGACAATATATGATTTATCTAGTAATGATTATAGCATTAAAGACAATAAGCTATATATAAAGAAGCGTAAGATACCCAGGAACGAAAAAATAATGTTTAAGTGTGAAAGGTGCAATACAGAATACACAATTAGAGTCGGACATTTTATAGACAAAAAGTACACTAATCATATTTGTCCTAGTTGTAGAATGTCTATATCTCATAGTGGGTTTAAACACTCCGAGTCTTCAATAGAAAAAATGAAGCGATCTGTTAGAGAGCGAGGTGTCTATATTGACAAATGGGAAGATAGAGAGTGCCCTGAATGTAAAAATAAATTCAGTGTAAGAGTTGCTAGATGTCAAAAAAAGCAAAAATATTGTTCAGAAGATTGTAGGGTAAAAGCATTTTCTAAAATTGGATCAAAGCAAGGGAAATATGGTAAATTAGGGCCCGCATCTGTTCAGTACCCCAGCAAACCAGAAATGTTATTTGCTAATTATTTAGACTCTAAAAATATCTCGTATGAGCAGCATTATAGTTTGTTTAATAAGTCATTTGATTTTAAATTAAGTGACGATTCTCTTATAGAAGTAGATGGTGATTATTGGCATAAAAACGATGGCGTAGAAATAACTAGAATAAAACAAATAAAAAAAGTAGTTGTTGACAAAGAAAAAGAAATTAAGTGTACTCGGGCGGGTTATCAATTATATAGAATATGGGAGAGTAAAATAATTAATGGTGATTTCGAATATAAAATATCTAATCGTAACTTCGAGTGGGATGAGATTTTTATAAGAAAAGAATGGCTATTATCGTTAGATAAAAAGAAGTTAGAGAAAATAGTACCCCTATTAGTCCGCTGGACACGAGCATATTTTCCCAAATTTACTGTAAAATATAAAGAAAGTAATTTAGAGCAAGAGTTGTCATCGGTACGAGGTGACCAATCTAGAAATAGGGATACATTCTGGGAGCACCCACACACTTCACTTATTGGTGGTAATAATTTCTTAAAAAATAGATTTATTTCTTATTGGAAGGGTAAAAAAGGATCAAAAGAATCCATATATGACGCATGGGGAAATGAAGCTATTTTAGAAAAAATTATTAGATACAGAGTCGGACTAAATGCAAAACGCGAAACTTTTGATATATCTGCAAAGAATATATTAAGAGGTTTTATTTCGGGCAATTATGCTATAAGTTGGTTTTCTCCAAGTTTAGCATGTGAAATATATAAAAGAATAGGTGATATCGAATCAGTTTATGATCCATGCTGCGGCTTTGGTGCTCGAGCTTTAGGCCTAAAAGCTTGCGGTGGTAAATATTACTACGGAATTGATTATAATGAAGAGACAGTAAAAGAGAATAAGAAGCTTTTAGAAGAAATAAAGCTAGAAGGAGAAATACTTTGTGATAAAGCAGAAGATCATAAACCTAATATGAGATTTGACTTAGCTTTTACATGTCCTCCATATTTCAATAGCGAAAAATATTCTAAAGACATGATCCCATATAAAGATGTGAGTAGTGAATTCTTATATCCGACTATTGAAAATATGTTAGATGTAGCTAAAAAGGTTGTATTAGTTGTAAACAGAGAGTTAAAAGAAATAATTGATAGTGAGTATCCGAATACGTCAATAGTTCTTAAGAATAAGAAGAGTCACTTCAAAAATTATAAAAATGAAGAGTATATATTGTTTTTGAAGTGAATCTTACTTTCTATTATATAGAGTTAAACTAAAGATAAATACATGGCAAAAGTAGAAACAAATAAATGGTATAAGACTAGATATGGATTTTACTCATATTATATTTTAATATATAGACCTAAGTATAAAGGTTTTGGTGATGTGTTTGTCGGATATAGATATAGGGGTGATATAGATTTTTATAAAGATGAAAAGTTTGTGTTTGACGTCATGTGGTCTGGTAGTTACGATATGCCAGAAGAAGTCGACGAAGAGACTGATGAGAAGCTGAACGAAATCACAAGTATAAAAGACATAAACCATTATAAGTATTTACAGACAGTAGACAAAGAGATAGTTAGGACAATCTTTGAAGATATTGATGTGTCGAAAGTTTTTAGTGATACTAAAATAGTAGTGAGAGATGACATATGAGTGAATGGGTTGAACATGACGAACGCACAGACTACCAGTTAGTAATTATAAGTATTTTCGATTACACAAAGTTCGTCACGAGAGTAGAATCCTTAGCAGACTCGTTAGAAGAATTGCCAGAAGTATTTGAAACAAATGTTGAAATAAATAAGAATGCTACTAGTGCAGTCCTTCAATATAATTGGCGGATTTATGTTTACAAAGCGCCACGAGATTTGACGTTAGATATATTACAGAGACGAGATGGTTTTTATATAAGAGCTGATCTTGATAATCGGTATGATAAAGAAAAAGTGTTTGGTGATTACAATCGAGATTTTGCTTATACTACGAATTTTAGTAACATTTATAAATTTGCCAAGAAAATAATTGAGAAGATGGATGAAAAATTATGAAATACTATATACCGTTCTATGGATTTGATGATGAATTGATGGGTATACTAGAAGCACCTAATTTGACTAAGAAGAATTTAGAACATGATGAAGAAAATTATTACAATGTCAATCCAAGTGAGGTTAGGACGTTTTGGGTAAAAGACAAAAGTGTTGTAGGTATAGTTTGGGGTAATGCTTTGCCAACAACTGTGTTGCTTACTGATGAAGAATTAATTAAAGATCTATTATGACACATATAAGTGTAGAAGTTTCTAAATCTGGTAGTTACTCTTATTTTAAGCTGAGGTTGATAAATGAAGAGCAGTATAAGAAGTTATCTGCGGGAGCGCAGATGAGTTACCCGACATTGGATGGTATTGATTTTCTAAAGAAAATAATAAAAGAATTGTTTTCTTATGACTTTGAAGATTATATAGTAGTGGATAAAAGAGAATGAATCATAGAGAACAATATGCTGACTATGAATACGAGGTTAGTCACAAATGACTGAAGAATTATTACGCGATTTATATAGTTCTATATTTGATTCTCCTGAAAGCACAATAGGAAATCTACCAGCTAATATGGATAAAAAATTAGTAGCTTTAGTTTTTAAAAGTAGTAACAAGGGTCTTACATTGTTGATAAATAAAAAAACGAAAGAAATAGTAGGCTTATTTGAAGGAGGGACACTATATTTTCAGCATGAAACCGATGATATCATAAAAGTATATCAATATCCCAATTTTGATATTAAAAGTAGCAGAAATATCGCTCTATTTAATGAAGACGGAGACTTTTTAAGTAAAGGATATAATTTTATTGATATTATGTTAGAAAGAAAGAATCAAATAAAGTCTAAATATCAAAAGTATTTAGGGGCTGGGACTGATGATGTTGTGGTTGCTAAAGTAGCTTATAATGATTGGTATTTCGTATTCTCTAATGGTATGATCATTCCAGAAGAGAAGGTCTGGAAACAATAATGTTTATATTTGCAGCAGAAAACATCACTACAAAGAAATTTGAAATCAAAGTTGTTAACTACAATAAATGGAGTAGTATGAAAGCAGAGTTACGTAATAATTATAAATATATACCAGATAATGAAAGTTATTTAGAATTAATTATATACCGTATATTCGAAAGAAGTTGGAATGAAATAAAGTATGAAGGACCATAAATGATAAAGCATTATCTTTTAGTGATTAATCTTATAGATAGCAAAAGATAATATTAATGAACAGGAAAAATAACTTCGAGGTAGCTTATAGGTAAAGCAAAAGCAATGAAGTTTATTGCTAACTTTACTTAGGGCGCCCTCGTTAGTGATAGACAGAGCTTTTGAAGATAGGATCATTTCCTGTCCCTAGAAGATTATTATCCATAAAGTTCATTACTTAATCTTCTAATTTTTAAGGGAGGCCTATCAAAATTGATTTAATTTGACAAAGCCACTGTCCGTTGGACTGAAAGCAATGCTATCGCAACAGGAGGTGACTGATTAATTCTTTCTAAGATATAGAGGGCTTACTTTGTAAGCCCTTTTTTGTGCATAATTAAATAAAATGAGAAATATAAAACGCAAGAAAATAAAGATAGCATTACGTGGCGAGACTAAAGAGCTACAACATAAAAGAGTATTAAGTAAATTTAAACGTGGCGCTTTTATCACTTCTGAAGAAGAAATGGAAATTTTACAACGACATGCTTCTACCGGTATGGTGACTTTTGGTTTTAATCATGACACTAACCGAGCAGAAGCAAAATTAACTAGATTAGGAAGGTGGTTTGTAAGACAGTTATGAATAAGAAAGACGCAGCTGATGTTCTTTTTCCCCTAATGCGACGAACATATCCAGATACTATTAATAACACTCCAACAGAAGCTAAAGAAGAAAAGTATGATCGAGATGGCGATCATTATCTAACTAAATTATTACTGTCTGGACTGAATTGCGGAAAGTGCGAGCATGAAGCAAAATGTGAGAAGAAAGTTAAAGTTAAAATTTGTAAAGATTTCGAAACTAAATCTATGTTAGTCAAAGAATATCCTATGCAGAAATCAACAGATGGTATTTATTACATAAAACCTACATTCACTAAAAAGCCTATAGATGATGATAATTCGTAGCAATTTAAAAAGAGTATTAAGAGGGTATACATGTGAAAACTGCATCTATAAAGTGAATAACAGAAAATGGTGCACAAAAACGGATTATAAACCTAAAGAAAACACTTGTGGCGAATTCTTACCAGCTGATATTGGTACTTTTATTAAAAATGAAGAACGAACTTAATAAATTAAAACGACACGTTAATAAAAACTTGCTAAAAGAAGAAAGATGTGATAACTGTAAATACAAATATTCTGATAAAAGAGAGGAATGGTGCTGTTATAACATATCTGAGCCAAAATATGACACGTGTTCATTATACGCCAAGAGGACATCAAAACAATATTTTGATGATTTAATATCACTAATAAAATACACAAATCATAAGCCTTATTGGAAGAAAAAGTGAACTGCAAAATAAAAGATTGCCCATTAAAAAATGAAGCATTAACACAAACAAACGTTACTATTACAATGGATGATTTAGGTTTTGAATGTACTTTTAACATGGTATGTTTATTATGTGAACATTTTGAAAAACGAGAAATGAATAAAGTGTTAGCGCGCTCTAAACTAAAAGCTAAATTAAAAGGTTACTTATTAAACAGAGAAAGCGTAGTTTCGTAAAAACTGTATAATAAAATTATGACTGATAAAGAAAAGCTTGAAAAGTGGAACAAAGTTTGTATTAAAAATGGTTGGGCTAGTGAAAATGAGATGTATAGCTGGCTTGGCAAACATGGAGTGTATTTTACAAATGCGGGTAGTTGTGTAAATGCAGGCATGTTTAGTTATTCTATAGACAACTTAGATAATGTAAAACTAGCTGTAAACAGTCATGAAGAAGAGGGACTGGCAACTATGGTCTTGCAAGTCTTATCTGGAATTATGATTTTCCCAAATTACAAGACAGAGCGAGAATTTTGGGATACAATAAAAGAAAGACTAGAAAAAGAGTATAAGATTGATTTTCCAGATGAAATAATCCCTCCTGCATTCCGAGAACATATATATGACGAAAATTATCGATAATGCTCTATAATCGTAAGCAAGGGGGAAATATGAAAAATTATATTTCTAAAGCTTACGAGGATAAAATACAAATCAGTCTAGCAAATATTAGTTCTAGTACTCAAGACAAATTTAAAATTGTAGGTATGTCTTATATTCCTGCTACTTTTAAATGTGAACTTTGTGGTCACGAACCATGTCTTTATTCATTTACAATTCTAAACACTAATACCCAAGAGCAAATAAAAGTCGGCAGTGAGTGCGTAAATCATTTTAAAGGTGAATGTGATATTGACGTCGCTGAAGGTTTAAAGAAGAGAATTAAAAGAGACGTCCGAAAAATGAGACGGTATATGAAAAAAGTACTTGATGAAGATTACAAAGAAATGACAAAAGAGAGAAAGCGAGAATTGACCGTTAAGGTATTTATGAGATATCAGCTTAAAGAGAAACTGAAACAACAAGGAAATCCTGGAAAGAAAGTCCGCCTAAAAAGAGAAGAAGTAGAGGAAATAGTTAACAATACCATTGAAGAGATTGAACTTTAATATGCAAAACGTTATTTGTGGCTTATACAAACCTTCAGTCGAGAAAGAAGCCCCCAATTTATATTGTAAAGAAGGTTTAATATACGTAGATTATTTGCATATAAGTGAAACTAACTCTATGAGTGAATATGTCATACAAGCTCATTCTACACACACCAACAATATTTTTACGTTCAACATTCGGACAGAAAAATTGCCGCAAATTGTAGATTTAAGTTATTTTGAATTAACCACTAAACGTCGTGATTATTTGAAAGCTGCTCTTATAGGGATTGGAGTTCTCGAGGCTTTCTAGCTTCTTTTTTACAAGACATACATCTTGCTACATTTTTTAATTTACTTTTACGCATTACAGTAACCATTTTTATTTGGCCACCACAATGGCAAGTGAATGTTTGAGCAGAAGTACCAGTTCTAGCATTTTTGCTTTTTTTAACTTCAGCCATATAGTTTCCTCCCGTTAAAAAAGCCCTTCAATGAAGGGCTTAAAAGTTCTTATCTACGCTAAATATGCGTTTAATCTTCGTCTTCGTAAGTTTTCTTATCTTTTATTCTTTCGAAAGAACCAAGTTCATTAAAGATAAATTCAACTTGACCTTTTTTTACTTTTTTCTTGACTTCGGGTGTGAGGTCTAAGTCTAGCATTGCAGTTTCACTGTCTTTTGCAATTACTTTATGCTGACTTAAGATTTCACACTCTTTTTTGTCTACTACAGTAATTTCGAATACTTTCATTAAATTTTCCTCCTTTTCGAGTTTTCTTATACCACTTTGTTTTGCTAGCTCAGCTAATATCTGGTCAGCTTTACTACCGAGACCGATATCTTTATAAGGGTCTTCATAAGGATATTCATATTTAGGTTGACTCCAATACCAGCCTGTTGAAAGACCTGACGAATTATCGTCTATATAAAAAGTATTAGAATCTATAGTAAAACGATTTGTATCATCAGAGCTAATATTAATGGTGCTGCTATCAGATATGTTTAGAATGTCTTTTTTCATTCATATCATCCTCCTTATTTAATTATGATGTTTTTCCAATCACTTGTAGTACCTTTGCTGTAAGTGCTACAAGTAAGATTAGCATTTGATATTGTTAAAGAGCTAGAATCATAACTTATTTGCCAATTTTCTGGTGAATCAATATTTATTGAGGCAAGACTTTCGCTATTTATGTTAGAAAAATCACTTATTTCATTAGCTCCTAAAGCTAAACGCATTAACTTTTCTACTTCGTGAGAGGGATGCTTATATCTCTCTTTAAATTTCTCCCAAGTTTCTTTATCAATCTTGATCCCCGGCTTTACTTTCTCGCTCATCATTTACCTCTATATCATATCTTTTATAAAGATTTTGTTTCCATATGCTTTTTGCCTGTTCTTTTTCCTCTTTAGTCAGACAAGCATCACATATACCATAAAATATAGGATCTATCTCATGTATAAATCCAACTGAATCTTTATCACATCTAATACATTTATATTTTTCAGTAACCATATTATTCCCTGACCATGATTGTGGTCATGATTTATAATTAACTTATGCGAAAAAGATAAAACTTCTGAGAAAGATAAATAAAAGTAGGAGGAAAAATTCATGGCTTATGAAGGCATTAAAAACTTCGTTATGAGAAGGTTAGGGTATCCTGTAGTTAAGGTGTATACTACATCAGAACAGATTGAAGATAACATATGGGAAGCTATAAACAGATATTTCGAATATAGATCTCTTAATACAAAATGGGACTACTTATCGGGAACAGCAGGTGTCAATAAGTATGATATTCCACCTCACATAGTACCAAAGTTTATAAGAAGAGTAGTATTCAAACCAAGTGACCCTCTATTGTCATTAACTGGTGTAATGCAAGACACTTATATATTATATTATTTACAGAATGCTGGTGGAGCCTCTAACTTTATTGTTGATTATTGGATGACATTAGCATCTTATGAAGAATATGTCAGAGTGCTTGGTAACCAACCGCATTATCAAATCATCGAAGGTAATAAGTTATTACTAGACCCAACTCCTAGTGTAGGATTTAACATAGGGATAGAACATGACACAATACCTGATGAATCAGTAATAGAAAATATAAGATGGATTAGATTATATACACTAGCTTTGACTAAACAAGTAGAAGGTGAAATTAGATCTAAATTCAGTTCTTTTCAAGCAGGTTCTGGCGAAGTAAGTCTTAATGGTGACACGTTAAAAACTGAAGCACAAGCAGAAATTGAAGCATTAAAAGACGAGAACTTCCAGAAACAAGACCCGCTCGAAATGATTTTCGGTTAATCTTGCAGTTTCTGCTTCAAGAAGTTTTCAAGACACAGGAATATTATGATGAGATTTGAAGATATAAAAGAAAACGAACTATATGTGATAAATTTGAAAGAAGATGACGTCATTTATTTTGTGATAGATAAGACAGGTGCAGATGATATGGAAGTCTTCCAGGTTAGTAATGGTAGGTTTTCAACTAATGTAGTCGATGCAATAGATTTCAGGCAAGGATCAGAAGATGATGAAGTTTTTAATTTACCCAGAAATTACTATTTTCGATTTTCAGAAGAAGCTAGGGGTAAGTTAGAAAATATACCAATTGAAGATATGACTGAGCTTATAAGGGGTACATTTAAAGAATATGAAAGTCGTACGTAGAAAAAACTTTGAAGTAGGTAAAATTTATAAACCATATAAAGACCAATATCGTAGAAACCCTCAACATTGGCACAACAGTTATTTTATACCTTTGAAAAGTTTAGGCAAAAGTAATTTTTTAGTAGTTGTCGTGAATGAAATAAGTGGCCCAGATGTTGGAGAATCGAAGAACTGGAGTTCTTTTGTAGGGAAGAGCTTATTCCAAACTAAAGATGATTACAAACATGAGACTGTAATAAAGTGGATATTTAGTTAATAATGCTAGAGAAAAACAGATTATACATACAAATGGCTGAAAGTTTATCTAAAAGTAGAACAGCTGACTTATTTATAGTCAAAAGTCAGTCTGAATTAGGTAACTATAAAGTAGATATCATAGCTAATAAATGGGTTAGTGAAGTGCCATTTGAAATGGAAATTTATAATAAAGATTATATCAAAAGAAGTACTTTAGCGATAGAAAAGCCCAAAGAAACATTTGATTTGATATTTTGGAGGAAATAGTGGCATCTATATATGAAAAGAATCAGCTAGAAATAGGAGAATTTTATATTTATGCCCCACCATGGAGATATATGATATTCAAGCCATTAGAGTTAATAGACAGAACCTCTAGAATTGAAGGTGAAAATATACATGCTAAGTTAAAATATTTAGAAGATTATAAAATAGATGTCTTAGTTGATCTAGTTAATAAAAAGCATGTTCGTGGGCAACATCTTAAGCCAAGTACTGGAATTTCAAAATTGAGAGATACTGATACTATATTAGATAGTGTTAAAATAGAAGACAATTGGGCATTAGTGTTTATTCCGATTTTCGATAAACACAGGAACTGGAAATGAGAAAAGTAAAGTCTAAGAAACTAGGGCAATGGTTTACTCATAAATTCTCATACGAATTTAAGGGGTCAACTCATATAATGCCTTTAGAGATAATAGAGACTAGCCCAGCATATCACAAAGTGGCTATAATTAACTCAAAAGGTAAGACTGAAGAATTGCGAGTAGAAGCTAATTGGCTATATAAAGACTTAAAACCAATCGAATATAGAAGTACACTAGACAAAGATTGTATAAAAGGAACATTTGGAGATTAATAATATTGTTTATGTTTAGTTATTTATGTTTAATTATAGGCGGGAAATTTGCGGGCTCCGGGCGGGAAATTTGCGGGCTCCGGGCGGGAAATTTGCGGGCCCTGGAGAGGTTATAAATGAAAAAAAGTTATTTAGAAATATTCAAAAGAGGATTGATAGATAATTTAACCATAAAAGCTGTATTCTCTGACAAAAGCTTGGACAACGCTGCTGTAAAATTAGAAAAGGGTGACTTGAATAAGATCGTAAAAGATATACTGCCAGAATATGTATATAATGAAACTAAAATGTTAATACTTAACGTTGAAGAAAATAATTTCATTATAAAGTTTCAAAAACTAGTCGCGACTGGTAACGATCCAAACATTAGTGGTTTCATGACATAAATCTTTAGAATTATTATAGACTTAGAAACTATGACTGTAAAACTGCAGAAAGTAGGAAGATAACATGAAATTAGAAGAAGTATTAGATACTAAAATGGGTAACGAAATAGAAATACCTTCAGAAGAACCCAAGAAGAAATTTGACAAATTAGTAGATGCTATTAAAGAGGACGATAGTCTAAAAATGACTTATATTATTAATCAATTTCCTAGAATCAAAATCGCCAGCGTATTAGACAAATTGAAGAGACAAAAGTACAAAAAATATCCTGGAATTGATACAGCTATAAGTAAGCTTAAGTGGCGTAGAAGTCATTAATATACTCAAGATAAAATAAAGAGGAAAATATGTCTAGTCCTTTCGAATTATATGATGAATATGACAAAGTTGAAATGGATCTCTTCAATAAAATAGATAAAGAAAAAATTCATATTGAGGGTGCACCTTTTACTATATGGCTCTTCAATTTAGAAGAGACAAAGAAAACAAACGATTCTATTCCTGATGATGGATTAGATCTAAACGAATTATATGGAGAAGCACTTCCAGAAAATATGGTTTATGATGGGCCAGTTGGGCCATTAAAAGGAAGTTATTTAGAACCCACATGGACTCAAGACTTAATGGCTTTCGGTATTACTGAACCAGAAGAAATAAACATTAAATTTAATAAAGAAGAAGTCGTCGAGCTTTTTGGAAGAGGTTTTGTCATAGGTGATGTTTTAAAAACATTTCATCAAAAATTTTACATTGTAGAAGATGCTTATGTCAGTGAAGAGACGGCACTGTGGGAATTTATACATATTAACGTGATAGCTAGAAAAGTAGATGAGACACAATTAGATTTAGAAGGTATATAATTATGACAATAACTATAGGAGAAGGCTCTGATATAAAGAAGACTAAAAAGAAAATAAAAAAGTTCTTCAATAGTCAAGATGATAGAATGAAAGAATTTTTGTTTGTGAAAAGCACTGCTGGTAGAGGTGATAACCAAACACCCACTAGTTTTAAGAAAGAAGCTGGACTGTTTACATCAGCTGTAATAGAATCAGCAGTTAAAAAGAGTGGAGAAAATCGAGTCAAAATAGATTATAATCCCAGTCGGGGGAAAGAATATATTGACGTGAAAACGCGAATGAGTGAAAACCAAGTAAAAGAGTATAAAGATGACCCAGTTGGTCGTATAGTAAAAGAAATGGCTAATATAGACCCTCACAGAGCTTCTGAGATATTTAAAAATGCTATAGGAGAGCTCGAATAGTTATGCTTAATGAATATCCTATTTTCGCAGAATATCATTTTTTTATGAAATGTTGGCTTAAGAGATTAATGGAGCTACCACGTATAAATAAATTAGATAAAAAGATACCGGTAGTTTATAGTACACCAAGAAGAGCTTTTGCTTTAGGTTCATCTAGTGAACAACTTGGTGATGCAGGTGGAGAACCTTATTATGCTCCACCTAATCAAGGTAATAACTGGTTACCGATATTAACTTTTCATTATACAAATGCTACTCCACAGACTGGAAAAATTATCCCTTACGAACATGTTTTGAAGTCAAAAGTGAAAGATAATAATAATAATGTAGTTGGTGAAAGACGAGGTAAACCATTTCTTGTCTACGAAATAAACTATACAGCTACATTATATACTGGTCTTATGCAAGACATGGACATATTAGTTTATAGGTTCATGACGGAATTTAGGCCACAACATCATTTATGGATAGGTCAGCCAGGCACTGAAGGAGATGGAACTAAGGGAGTCTGGGCACATATGATCTTAGATGGTGTTACAGATGCTACTGAATACGAACCGGGAGATATTGGTGAAAGAGTAGTAAGGAAAGATTTTTCTTGGACAGTGACTGAAGCTTATGTACCAACAGTAGCAGCACAAATTGATGATAATATCATCGAAGAAGTATATGCTGATATCAATGAATTTCCTGGCGGAGGTAGAATGATATAATGTATTTAATTAAGAATAAGACTATAAAAAACATAGTCTTAGCAATAGATGGTCATACTCAGTATTTATATCCTAAAGGAGATAAATATAACAGGGACCAAGTAAAAGTGCACTCTTTGAACGGACAGTTGAAGAATGCTAAAAAATTAAAATTTATTCAGATAACAAGGATAGAAAAATAAAGAGGAGGCTAATAAATGGCTCATAACATTTTAAGTCCGGGTGTATCGGTCCAAATAAAAGATAATACATCTTATGCAGCAGCTGCTGGCGGAACGATGGCAGCTACCGCAGGATTCGCAGAAAAAGGACCTATAGGAGAACCGACCTTAATAATATCAAAAGAAAATTATATACAAACATTTGGAGAACCAATAGAAGACAATTATTATATGGGAATGTTTGCTGACAAATTCTTAGATGTTAGCAACGCATATTTTACGAGAGTAGCAAAAGAAAAAGATTACGAAGCTGTAGTAAGTACAGTAGTTCCAGATCTTGACTTCACTTCTAAACCAACTCCAGAATTTTGGATTGAATTAGCTGATTTCCCAGTACCTAATAATGGTATGTTTAGAATCAGCTTTGCTGGTGGAAGTGAATTAGCTGACTTAGATGCTTTAATCACAGAATTAAATAATGCATTTAGCTCTGTTACACTTCCAGATGGAACAAGCACTTTAGATTCTTACTTAACAGCAGAAAAAGATGAAGATGATGAAACATTACTTTCTATAAGAAGTGATTTTCATAAGAACGTAAGAATCACAATTCATGCTTCACAAGACACTACTAACAATGCAGTTGGAACAACCGGCACTGGAATTATAGGAATTGAAGATGGGAGCTCTTCAGAGGATGTTGGAGCATATGCATATGCATTCAACAGAATTCCAGTAAATCCTGTAGAAGCAACTAACGCAAGTATCACATCAAGCTCTGCAATCACTCAAGAACAACTAAATCAAATAAGTGCTTTTAATTTAATCAATTTAAAAATCGATGGGGATACGACCAATCCTTTTAGAGAATATGAAGATTTAGATATAACACCAGCTGAAGGAACTGCAGCAACTTTTCCTGAAGTACAAGCACCTAACACTCCAAACTTGAGTGCTGATTTAAGTGTATCAGCAATAACAATAACGATTTCTGGGTTCTATGATTTCGTCTCTGGAGATGGCAGTACTGATATCAATACATCATTTACTATCACTTCGACTCTAACTGGTACCCAAACTTCAGCATCTGACATAGTATCTGACTTAAATACACAACTAGCTGGAGTTACGACTACTGGAGGGACATTAGACCAATACATACAGTTCGCTGTATATGATACTGACAAAATTACTTTAGTAAATGGAACAGACGGTCTAGCAAACTTTGGCTCTCAATGCCAAATAGAAATTTCGGGGACTATCGTTACTGAAATCGGGTATACTGATCCAACTTCTGCAACCGGTGGCGACTCAACTTACTCGGTTTCAGGAGTCGCAGAAAAGCTAAACTTACTAGTAGTTGAAGCACAAATAACAGCTTCAACAGATTTACTTACTTTTGAAAGTAACACTTTAGGTGGCACTAGCTTTATAGAAATAAACGAAGCAACTACAGCAGTAGAATCGGCTCTAGCAATACTAAATTTCACCGATGGAGATAGTGACACAGGTGATAACGCTTCAAATGATGGAGTAGTAAATATAGTATGTAAAGATCCTGGTACGTGGGGAAATAGGATAAAAGTTAGAACTTATACCACAACTAACCCAGTTACTAGCAATACTATTTATAATTTAGAAGTCTATGAAGACGATGAAAGCGTAGAAGTCTTCAATAATATAAATTGGATAGATTCTAGTAGCGATAATTTCATTGTAAACCTCTTAGAAGACTCTGACTACATTAGAGTAGATTTTGGAGAAACATTACAATATCCAAATGCTGATACTGCAAGTGCACCAACTTCTAATCCACCTAGTAACTCAGATCCAAGCATGCCAGAATATTGGGTTCTTTCTAATGGCAGCGATGGAATACCAACCAACAGCACTGAAATTGATGCACTAGTCACAGAAGCATTAGATGACTATAATGACAAAGAACAATATATAATAGATTTAATATTAGCCCCTGGATTTACGGGAACTCCGGTAGTTTCAAAATTAGTAAGTATTGGAGAAGCTAGGAGAGATTTACTAGCTCTTGTAGATCCGCCATCGTTCTTAACATGGCAAGAAATAATTCAGTGGCACAATGGAGAATACTCAATGGGAATGGGCACATCAGTTGCTTTAAACTCATCTTACACAGTAGCCACTTGGGGATGGCAAAAAGACTTTGATCCATACAATGCTAACTACGTTGATTTGCCACCTTCTATATATGAAGCTGTAGCAATTGCTTCTACAGCTGCTAACTACGAGCTCTGGGAAGCACCAGCTGGACCACTAAGAGGAGTAGTGAATTCTATATCTTCTTATACTAAACCGAACCAAGAGAAAAGAGAATATCTATACAACGATGTAGATCCAGCTTGTATAAATCCTATAGTTCAGTTCCCTAATAAGGGTACATTGATTTACGGACAGAAAACATGCTTACGATTAAATAAAGCAATGAATAGAATTAACGTCGTAAGATTAGTAAACCACATAAGCAGGAATGTACAAAATATAGCAGATGGTTATATTTTTGAATTAAATAATGCAAGTACATGGGCTGCTGTTTCTAGGAACTTAAATGCTTTCTTAGGAAATATAGCAGAAAGAGGTGGTTTACAAGATTATCAAGTTATATTTGATGCAAGTACTAATACACCTGATAGAATTGATCAAGGCATTATGTACGGTCAAGTATATATTCAACCAGTAAAGGTTGCAGAAAGAATCTTTATAGATATTACTATCCAAAGAACTGGAGCTTCAGTCAGCGTTTAATACGCTGATTGAGCTCTAAAAACAAAAAGTTTTTGGAGTTTTCTCTAAAGATATAAATAACAAATGAAATTGGAGGAAACAAATGGCTATAAGTCTTAGTAATGCTGCATCAGGCAAAAAAGAACCGAAAAGAGCCAATAGATGGATATTGAAATTTGAATCAGTCCCTGTGATTACCAGAGATTCGAATGTAGAAGAACTAAATATGTCAGCTACAGATAGGTCAGAACAGTTAGCTATTGATTTGCAATCCGCTAGTAGGCCAACATTAAACGTTAATGCTGACTCAAGTATATCGCGATTAAATGAAAAATGGAAGTTCGCTGTTAACCCTACTTGGGAACCAATAACAGTAACTTTCTATGACTTTGAAGCTGGCGCAGGCTCAGCGACACAAATTTTATGGCGATGGATGCAAACTATCTACGACGTACTTAATGGTACAATGGGATATGCTGCTACTTATAAAGTTGATGCTTCATTGATACTATTGAACCCAGGTCAAACGGCCGATCTTGGAGGCAATCCAGTACCAGAAACAGGAATCGAAATAGTAGAAGCTTGGGATTTATTTGGTTGTTTTCCTGGAAATATGTCAACTGGTGACTTAAGTTACGAAAGCACTGATGTATTAACAGTAAGTGTAGAACTTAATTTTGATTATGCGAACTTACATACTGGTAGCGATAAAGGCACTCGAGGTTGGTACAAACAAAGCTAAAAATTCAACTTTACATCGCATATTAGAAATATAATATAAATTCGTAGAAAGGAGTAAATATGAGTGACAGTAATGAAATAAATATTCCTGAGCCAGTGAACAAACCACCTCAGGAAGAACAGAAAACTAAGGTAAAACATCCTGAAAGTAAGGTGAATACCACAAATAAAATAGGCACACCTGTTAAGAACAAAAGAGCAGGTTCTAGATTTGAACCTGCTCCTGTTTCTGTCGAGGTACCTTCCCACGGCTTTCTTTATCAAGGAATTACGAACGATGAAGAAGTTGCAAAGGGAGTACTTAGAGTTAAACCTATCACAATGAGAGAAGAAGAAATACTCACCACTGACCGTCTAGTACAACAAGGAAAAGCACTAGATATGGTATTAGAAAATTGTATTAAGTCGGACATAGACCCTTATGACTTACTTTCTTCCGATAGGCTTTATATCTTATTTTACTTACGCGGAATGACATTTGGATTAGAATATGATTTTGATATCAGATGTTACCATTGTGGATATAACTTTGTACAAACTGTAGAAATAGATAAGTTGCCAATCAAAGAATGGGAAAATAAAAAAGAAGCAGAAGAACCGGTGAAAATAGAATTACCTATTTCAGGTGCTACTATAGAAGCTCACTACATGAGGGGCCACGAAGAAAGAGAATTAACAAAAGTAGAACAAGAATCAAGGACTTTTGATCAACCAGATAGTAGTTCTAGCAGAACATTGTTAATGCTTATCGATAAAGTAACGATGCCAGATGAAGAAGTATTGAGCCCTCAAGACAAAGAGGATTTTATCTCAAATATGGTTGGATCTGATATAGATTATTTCCGTGAAACTCTCAATGAGAATTCTCCTGGTATAAAACAATTAGAAAACATAAAATGCCCTCGATGTGATGGATGGCTAGAATTTAATGTACCTCTTGGGAGAAACTTTTTTCGTCGATCTCGACCCCGCCAGAAATAATGCAAGATATAAGTCGCTCATGGCAGAGCGGTATCAGATAGCTTATGTCTCACAAGGCGCGGTCGAAATGAATTCAATCAAGGACATGACACGAGAAGATCGCGAAACTCTCGTGGAAATAATAACTGATATTAAGAAGAAAGAAGAGCGTGAAATGAAGAAGGGCACCTCACAAGAAGCCGCTCCTCCGCCAGGAAAAATGGGTAAACAAAATTACAATGCTTTAAAGGGTAAATTTAGTAGTAAGAATAAGGGTGTACCGAAAATTCCGAAATAAAAGCATATATTATTTTATATGAAAATATTAGTATACTCTGATCTGCATCTCCATAATCATCGTGGATTACTATATAATTCCGAAATAGCTTTAGACATACTATCTAAAATTAAAAATTATTGCTCAAAAAATAATATAGATAAGGTAGTATGCGCGGGCGACTTTTTTCATACTAAAGCTCGCGCATATGCACCCCATGTGGTACAAGCGCTATTAAGACTTAAAGATTTCAATAAAAATAATATAGAACAATTCATGTTGGTTGGCAACCATGATATGGCAACTCCAAATAACAGTATGAATTCTATATTATTTGTCTTTAGTGATTACGTAAAAGTAGTACCTGATTATTATTTCATAGACGTGGAAAGCACTAGAATACACTTCTTAAGCTATACTAATGAAGCATTTGATAATTTTATCCTTGCTGAGGATAAAAAGAATGTGCTGATTACTCATATAGACATTATAGGCTTTACTATGTCGAATGGTTTTAGAGCCACTAATGGCTTCAAGCTATCAGATTTAAAAGATTTTGATTTAGTAATAAGCGGTCACTATCATAAACATCAAACAAAAGAAAATGTAGTCTACGTGGGCAGTCCGTATCAAACCAATTATGGAGAAAGAAATCAAGAACATGGTTTTTTGATATTTGATACTGATACTCTAGAGTGGCATTTAGAGACTATTAATGATGTGCCTGAATATAAAGTATATGAAGTAGACAATATTAATCAACTAAAAGAAAAAGATGTAAATAATAATTTTCTTAGGATAAAATTATATAATCAAGATATAAGAAAGTCTTCTCTGAAAGAAAAGTTGTTTGAGATGGGCGCTTTAAGCGTAGAAATAATTCCATTTGAAGACATTCAAGAGATAGAAAAATATTATGACAAAGAATTAAGTGATGACCCATCAGATATAGCTGCAGCTTATATAGAAAGCATAAATAATTTATCACTTAAAAAAGAAAAATTATTAAAATATTTTGACAAAATACAAGATGTTGCTAACAATATAACAGATTATGAGATTTAATTATATACGCTTCAAAAACTTCTTAAGCTATGGCGATGAAATGCAAGAACTAAATTTTTCTGATAATGGTATAAATTTAGTTATCGGTAAAAATAATAAAGATGGCGGGAGTAATGGGTCTGGAAAGAGCTCAGGAGTCGTAGAGTCACTTGTCTATGGGTTGTTTGGCAAAACAACTAAAAAAATAAAAGCTGATGAAGTGACTAATAATAAAACTAAGAAAGATTGTTTTGTAGAAGTTTCTTTTTCAATAGGTAGAGATTCATTTAATATAATGAGGTACAGAAACCACACAGAATATGAAAATTCTTTAATATTATTTAAAAATAATAAAGATATATCTGGCGAAAGTAAGAATGACACGCAGAAATACATTGAAAATATAATAAAAGTAAGCTTCCGTTCGTTTATATTAAGTATAGTACTTAGCCAAGAAAAAGTAGAAAATTTCGCAGAAAAAGACTCTCTAGAGAGGCGGAAAATAATAGAAAACTTACTTATGTATGATTTTATTTCTAAATATCATAAGGCAACTAAAGAGATACTAAGAACAATTAATCCTGAGCTTAATAACTTAGAATCTAAAATAAATGAGAAAAAAGAAAGCATAAACACTCTCACTGAAAATTTATTAAATTATATAGAAAATAAAGAAGTCGAAGAGTCTCAGAAACAAAACAAAATAAAGAACTTAGAAG